CATTCATGGCATCTGGCGAAACAGTCAACCTTGCCACTATCTCTAGTGATGCTAGATACGGTGTCTTATCAAAGTCTGGGGCTGATGCGAAGAAAATGTTTACCGATAAAATTGTACCAATTTCAATCAACTACCCATTTTTCTTCAAACCGATTCAAGACGGTATGGATCGACCAAAAACTGAACTAGCATATAGAGTTCCAGCGAGTAGATTTACAAGAAGAAAAATTGATAGCTCAGAGAGACTTGAAGAGCTAAAAGGATTAGATACAACTATTGATTGGAAGAATACTGGAGATAATAGTTATGATGGTGAAAAACTAGCTTTGCTAGTACACGATGAAGCTGGTAAATGGGAAAAGCCAGAAAACATATTAAATAACTGGAGAGTTACAAAAACAACACTACGACTAGGTTCTAGGATTATAGGTAAGTGTATGATGGGTTCAACGTCAAATTCTTTAGACAAAGGAGGTAGTAATTTTAAAAAATTATACAATGATTCAAACGTCACAAAAAGAAACGCCAATGGACAAACTCGCTCAGGATTATATTCTTTGTTCATACCTATGGAATGGAACTACGAGGGATTCATTGATATGTATGGCATACCTACGTTCAATACTCCCGAAGAAGAAACTATCGGACCTCATGGCGACCAAATTGAAATAGGTGTAATAGAACATTGGCAAAATGAAGCAGATGGCCTTAGAAATGATCAAGACGCTTTAAATGAATTTTATCGACAGTTTCCACGTACAGAAGAGCATGCGTTTAGAGATGAAACTAAAAACAGTATATTTAACCTAGTTAAATTATATGAACAAATAGATTATAATGATGATTTAAAAAGTTCGTCTGGAATAAGTACTGGTAATTTTCAGTGGGTTAATGGTGTAAAAGATTCTAAAGTAATATTTTATCCAGATCCACAAGGTAGATTTAAAATAAGTTGGGTTCCACCTGTTCATTTACAAAACAATATAGTACATAAAAATAATAGAAAACAACCTGGCAACGAGCATATGGGTGCTTTTGGTTGTGACAGTTACGATATATCAGGAACTGTAGACGGGACTGGATCTAAAGGTGCTTTACACGGTTTAACTAAATTTAGTATGGAAAACTGTCCTGCAAACAAGTTTTTTTTAGAATATGTTGCAAGACCACAAACTGCTGAGATATTTTTTGAAGATGTGCTAATGGCTTTAATATTTTATGGTATGCCAATATTAGCAGAGAATAATAAACCAAGATTACTTTATTATTTAAGAAGACGTGGTTATAGAGGTTATTCAATGAATAGACCTGATAAAGTTTGGAACAAATTATCTGTTGCAGAAAAAGAAGTTGGTGGAATACCTAACTCAAGTGAAGATATTAAACAAGCACACGCGGCGGCAATTGAAATGTACATACAGGATAATGTCGGTTTAAAACAAGATGGTACATATGGTGATATGTATTTTAACAATACTTTAAACGAGTGGGCAAGATTTGATATAAACAAAAGAACAGCATTTGATGCTGCTATAAGTTCTGGATTAGCTATAATGGCATGTAACAGACATTTATACGCTCCAAATGCAAACATTGAAAAACAAAAAATTAATATAAGCATCGCAAGATATACCAATAAAGGTGCATTGTCAAAAATAATAGAATAGCATGGCTGAATCAGTTGTAAAAGGTTACTTTCCAAGTCAAATCGTTAGCGATTTAGAAAAGATTAGCCAAGAGTATGGACTTAAGGTTGCTAAAGCTATAGAATCTGAGTGGTTTAAACGTGACTCAGGTACTAATAGGTTTTATAGCAATGCTAACGAATTTCATAGATTAAGATTATATTCAAGAGGTGAACAATCAATACAAAAATACAAAGATGAATTATCTATTAATGGTGATTTATCTTATTTGAATTTAGACTGGAAGCCAGTACCTATTATACCTAAGTTTGTAGACATAGTGGTTAATGGTATATCAGAAAGAACTTATGATATAAAAGCATACTCTCAAGATCCTTACGGTGTAAGCAAAAGAACAAAGTATATGGAATCTTTGTTAAGAGATATGCAAACTAAAGAGCTTATAGAGTTTGCTGCTGAAAAGTTTGGGGTTAACATGAGAGAAAATCCTAAAGAAGAACTACCTGACTCAAAAGAAGAATTAGATCTTCACATGCAATTAAGTTACAAACAATCAGTTGAAATAGCTGAAGAGCAGGCTATAAATACTTTATTAGACGGTAATAGGTATGAGCTTACAAGAAAAAGAGTAAATTATGATCTAACTACAATAGGTATAGGTTGTGTTAAAAATACATACAATCAATCAGAAGGTGTTAAAGTAGAATACGTAGATCCTGCTAATTTAGTATATTCTTATACTGAATCACCTTATTTTGAAGATATATATTACGTTGGTGAAATAAAAAACATACCAGTTAACGAGTTAAAAAAAGAATTTCCAAATTTATCTAATGAAGATTTATTAAATTTATCAAAACAAGGTACTAAAAATACAAACTTATTTAATAGAGGTAGTTCAGAAACAAACAATTTAGATAAAAATACAATACAAGTTCTATACTTTAACTATAAAACCTATATGAATGAGGTTTATAAAGTAAAAGAAACTGCAACTGGAGCAACTAAAATAATAGTAAAAGATGATCAATTTGATCCACCTGGTTTAAATAAACAACTTGAGGCTAGATATGGAAAAATGTCTAGATCATTAGAGGTTTTATATGAAGGTGCTTTAGTGTTAGGCACACAGAAATTACTTAAATGGCAATTAGCTAAAAACATGATGAGGCCTAAAAGTGATTACACTAAGGTTAAAATGAATTATACTATTACTGCTCCTAGAATGTATAAAGGTAGAATAGAATCTTTAGTTAGTAGAATAACTGGTTTTGCAGATATGATTCAGCTTACTCATTTAAAACTACAACAAGTAATGTCTAGGATAGTTCCTGATGGTATATATTTAGATGCTGATGGTTTAGCTGAAATAGACTTAGGTAATGGAACTAACTATAATCCACAAGAAGCTTTAAACATGTTCTTTCAGACTGGTTCTATATTAGGTAGATCTTTTACGTCTGAAGGTGACATGAACCCTGGTAAAGTGCCTATACAAGAAATACAATCAGGATCTGGTGGTGGTAAAATGCAAACTTTAATACAGACATATCAGTATTATCTACAAATGATTAGAGATGCTACTGGTCTTAATGAAGCTAGAGATGGAAGTACACCTGATAAAAATGCTTTAGTAGGTATACAAAAAATGGCTGCAGCTAATTCGAACACAGCAACTAGACACATATTACAAGCTGGTTTGTTCTTGACTTCTGAAACAGCTGAGTCATTATCTCTTAGAATATCAGATATATTAGAATATTCTCCAACTAGAGATGCATTTATACAAGCTATAGGATCTCACAATGTTGCTGTTTTATCTGAAATGCAAGAATTACACTTATATGACTTTGGTATATTTATAGAATTAGCACCTGATGAAGAAGAAAAACAATTGTTAGAAAACAATATACAAGTTGCTATAGCTCAAAAAGCTATTGATTTAGAAGATGCTATTGATCTTAGAAATATTAAGAATATTAAATTAGCTAATCAACTTTTAAAAATAAGAAGAAAAAAGAAGCTTGAAAGAGATCAAAAAATGCAACAACAAAATATCCAAGCGCAGGCACAAGCAAATGCTCAAGCTCAACAAGTTGCATCTCAAGCTGAAGTACAAAAGCAACAAGCTCTTATACAAATACAAACAGCATTAGAACAAACTAAAGCTCAGTTAGAGTTACAAAAACTAAAACAAGAAGTTGATAGTAAAAAAGAATTAATGCAGTTAGAGTTTCAATTAAACATGCAGTTAAAGCAATTAGAAAATCAAACTATAAATAATAAAGAAAAATACAAAGAAGACAGAAAAGATGAAAGAACTAAAATTCAAGCATCTCAACAGTCTGAATTAATAGATCAAAGAAATAATTCTAAGTCACCTAAAAACTTTGAATCTACAGGAAACGATACTATGGGTGGCATGGACTTAGGTTTGTCTTAATAAACCTTTTAATTTTATAATATTATATTATGTCAGAAAAACTAGAAGAAGTCGTAGAAGAAACTACGGTTGATCAACCTACTGAAGAGGTTAAGATTGAAGAAAAAGCAGTTGAAGAAACTGCACCAAAAAACAAAGTTGATGAAGATGGTACTATTAAGTTAGATCTTACTAATTTAAATAAAATACCAGAACCACCTCAACAAACAGAACAAGAGGTTGAACAACCTGTTGAAGAAGTTAAAAACGAAGAACCTGCTGAAGAAGTTAAAACTGAAGAACCTGTGGCTGAAGAAGAAGCTCCGGTATTAGAAGAAATAACAGAAGAAGAGGTTCAAGAAAAAGCAGAAGAGCTTGAAGAAGAAGTTCAAGATGCTGTTGAAGATCTAAAAGAATCAGGTATTGAACTACCTGAAAATATAAAAAAAGTTGTAGATTTTATAGGAGAAACTGGAGGTAGTTTAGAAGATTACGTAAGGTTAAACCAAAACTATGATGATTTAAACGAAACTCAATTATTGTCCGAGTTTTACAAACAAACAAAACCACATCTATCTAAAGAAGAGGTTGACTTTTTGATTGAAGATACTTTTAGTATCGACGAGGACGAAAACACAGAGAGAGAAATTAAAAGAAAAAAATTAGCGCTTAAAGAGCAAGTTGCCAGCGCTAAAACCCACTTAGACGGGTTAAAGTCTAAATATTACGAAGAAATCAAAGCTGGAAGCAGGTTAGCGCCTGAACAAAAAAAAGCTGTAGAATTCTTCAACCGTTACAATAAGGAAACAGAAGAAAACAACAAGGTGTTGAAATCTCAACAATCTAAATTTCTTAAAAAGACTGATGAGGTCTTTTCTAGCGAGTTCAAAGGTTTTGAATATAAAGTTGGAGAAAAGAAATATAGATTTAACGTGAAAGATGCAGACAATGTTAAAACTAATCAAAGCGACATCAATAATTTTGTTAAGAAGTTTCTTGACAACAAAAATGAGATGCAAGACGCAAAAGGTTATCATAAATCATTGTTTACAGCTATGAACCCTGATTTAGTAGCAAACCATTTTTATGAACAAGGTAAGGCAGATGCTATTAAGAATAGTATGGCTAAAGCTAAAAACATAAGTATGGAGCCCAGAAAAGGGCATGAGAATGTTATTAAACAAGGTTTTAACGTAAGATCAGTGCCAAGTGAAAGTTCTAATGATTTCAAAATTAAACTTAGAAATTAACAATTAAAAATTTAAAAAATGGCAATAGCAAGTTCAGGTGCCGCTCTAGCGCACCTTACTCCTAGACCTGTAAAGGATCTATTTGGAGACAATTATTTAAGCATTACTGGAAATGACTTTAACTTTACAAAACAATTCTTACCAGAAGTATATGAAAAAGAAGTAGAAAGATACGGAAACCGTACTATCTCTGGATTTTTGAAAATGGTAGGAGCTGAAATGCCTATGGCTTCTGATGAAGTTGTATGGTCAGAGCAAGGTAGAATCCACGTAGCTTATGACGACGCTGTAGGTACTGACGTATCTGCAAACTTAATAACTTTTTCTGCTGCTCACCTTATTAACGTTGGCGATACTATCGTTGTTAGTAAAGGCGGTGCAACATTAAAATGTTTTGTATCTGCTGTTCCTTCTGCAACTACAATTACTGCACAACCTTACACTGCTGCTGATATTTCAGGTATCGGTGCTGATGGGGTTTCTGCTGTAAAAGTATTTGTTTATGGTTCAGAATACAAAAAAGGATCTTCTGGTGCTGGTAATACTAAGGATGCTAATTTCACATCTTTTAGCAACAAGCCAATCATCTTAAGAGACAAGTATAGCATTAGTGGTTCTGACACTGCTCAAATTGGGTGGGTTGAAGTTACTACTGAAGCTGGAACTGGAGGTTACCTTTGGTACTTAAAGTCTGAGCACGAAGCAAGACTAAGATTTGAAGATCAACTAGAAATGTCTATGATTGAAGCAGAGAAAAAAGCAGGATCATCTGCTATCTCAGCTGCAGGTATTTCTGGATCTGAAGGTTTGTTTGCTGCAATCACATCAAGAGGTTTAGTATATAACAATGCTGATTTCGGTGGTTCTGAAGCTACAGACGGTTTAGCTGACTTTGATTTAATTCTTGGTGAATTAGACAAGCAAGGGTCAATTGAAGAAAATATGATGTTCTTAGATAGAGGTACTTCTCTAGCTATTGATAACATGTTAGCTTCACAAAACTCTTATGGTACAGGTGGTACATCTTACGGTGTTTTTAGTAACAGCGAAGATATGGCACTTAATTTAGGATTTTCTGGTTTTAGAAGAGGTTCTTATGACTTCTACAAAACTGACTGGAAATACTTAAATGACTCTACTACAAGAGGATTAGTTGCTGATATTGAAGGTGTAATCGTTCCTGCTGGAACTTCTACAGTTTACGATCAACAATTAGGTAAAAACATCTCAAGACCATTTTTACACGTTAGATACAGAGCTTCTGAAGCTGACGATAGAAGAATGAAGTCTTGGATTACAGGATCTGTAGGTGGAAACTACACTAGTGATGAAGATGCAATGAACGTACATTTCTTATCTGAGAGATGTTTATGTGTTCAAGCAGCTAACAACTTTGTGTTATTGAAATCAAGCGATGGAGTAATCGGAGATTAAATAATTCCGTAAAGATTATCCCCACGGTAATAGTGGGGGTAGTTTTTACTATTAACTATTATATTATATTATATCATGAAAAAAAACAAAGAACAAGCTCCTAATAACTGGGAGATAAAAGACAGGCTATACGTATTAAAACAAGAAGCCAAACCATTAGTTTTTACAATTCCTTCTAGACATACTGCTAGAAAACCATTATTGTATTTTGATGAAAAAACTGGTGAACAAAAAGAATTAAGGTATGCTACAAACCAAAACTCTCCTTTAGTTGAAGAACAAAAAGGTAATGCTACATTAGGGCATATAATAATGAGAGACGGTGTGCTTGCTGTACCTAAACAAAAACAAAACCTACAAAAACTACTTTCTTTATATCACCCTGGTAAAAACAAGCTGTATAAAGAACATGATGCTGTAGAATTAGCTTCTAGTGATTTAGATTACATGGAGTTAGAAATTGAAGCTTTAATAGCTGCTAAAGGTCTAGATATAGACATGTCTGAAGCTATTTTAAGAGTAGAAGTTGGATCTAGCGTCAATAAGATGACTTCTAAGGAGATCAAAAGAGATTTGCTTATATTTGCTAGAAGAAATCCAGTATTATTCTTAGAGCTATTACAAGATGATAACGTAGAATTAAGAAACTTTGGTATAAAAGCTGTTGAAGCTGGAAAGTTAGCACTTTCACCAGACCAAAGGAACTTTACTTGGGCAAGCAATGGTAGAAAAATATTAACAGTACCATTTGATGAACACCCATATTCAGCGTTAGCCGCATTCTTTAAAACAGATGAAGGTATAGAAATATACAAAAACATTGAAAAAAGTGTAAAGTAACAATTTATAGGCGAGGGTCTATAAACTAGACCCTTTTCCTATAATAAAAATAAAAAATGAGCGTAAATATAGATACAGTTTATCAAAGAGTATTAAACATTGCTAACAAAGAGCAAAGAGGATATATAACACCTCAAGAATTTAATTTATTTGCTAATCAAGCGCAGATGGATATTTTTGAGCAATATTTTTACGACTTAAATCAATTTAGTAGAACGCCTGGAAATGACACAACATATTCTGATATGGTTGATCTTATACAGGAGAAAATAGATATATTTGAAAAATTTAGACAAACAGTAAGTATGGCTTCAGGAGGTGTAGGAACCTTACCAGCTAGCTCATATAGAATGGGTGAAATATATTTTGAAGATGTAGATGGTAGTGGTAATCCAACAGGTAAATTTGTTAAAGTTGAAAAGCTAGAACAAAATGAATTACATCATTTTATTAATTCTCCGTTAACAGCACCATCAAAAACACTACCTGTTCATGTAAAAACAGCAGAAAACACAATACAAGTTTATCCTATCACTATAACTTCCGGAGTTACATGTAACTATATAACTAGGCCTGCTACCGCTCAATGGGCATCTACTATTGTTTTTGACCAAGCAATGTATAATTCTAATGCAAGTGTTAATTTTCAATTACACGAATCTGAAGAAACTGAGCTTGTTATAAAAATACTAGCATTAGCTGGTATAATGCTTAAAGACACTGGTATGTATCAGGTTGCTGCAGGTGAAGATCAAAAATCAATACAACAAGAAAAACAATAATAAATGGGATTATTTCAAGGAACACAACAAGCTTATTACACTACAGCTTCTAGTTTTGGTAATTATCAAACAGTAAGCTTAGCAGATTTAATAAATAACTTTGAAATAGCTTATGTAGGTGAAGGTAAAGTTATACCTAAACAAAAAAGAAGTAACATAGTGTTTTTTGCTAAAAGAGCATTACAAGAACTTAGTTACGATACTTTTAAATCAGAAAAAGCTCAAGAAATAGAAATACCACCAAGCTTAGTAATGACACTTCCGCATGATTATGTTAATTACATAAAACTTAGTTGGACAGATAACTCTGGTGTAGAAAGATTATTGTATCCTGCAAATAAAACAAGTAATCCAACATCTATAACTCAAGATTCAGGTTATAATTATGTTTTTGATGCTAGTAGTAATTTGTTAAAAGCTACAGATTCAGATACATGGACTACTTTTAAAAGTAACTCAGCTGTTTCAAATGCAGACACAGGTGCTGATAATGTTTTAGACTCTACTAGTGCTAATGGAGGTAGATATGGCTTAGAACCATCTAATGCTCAATCAAATGGAATTTTTTATATTGATTTATTAAAAAATAGAATACATTTTAGTGCAGGTGTTGCTAATAAAACTGTTATATTAAAGTATATATCAGACAGTTTAGCTACGGATGAAGAAATGAAAGTTCATAAACTTGCAGAAGAAGCGGTTTACAAATACATAGCTCATGCTATATTAGCATCATCTTCTAATGTTCAAGAGTATTTAGTACAAAGATTTAAAAAAGAAAAGTTTGCGGCAGTAAGAAATGCTAAACTAAGATTATCAAATTTAAAAATTGAAGAGCTTACGCAGGTTATGCGAGGCAAATCAAAACAAATAAAACACTAAGACATGCCAGAATTGAAGCACCACTTTCGCTTAGGGAAAATGAATAAAGACCTAGACGAAAGATTAGTTAACAATGGCGAATACAGAGATGCATTAAATATTGAGGTAGCTAGCTCTGAAGGTTCAGATGTAGGTTCGGTACAGAATATACTAGGTAACACTGTTGAAAACGTAAATGTTTATAATAGTGATACACAAGCTTACACTTACTGGAATAATTATAATACTAGCAACAACACTAATTATCTTGGTTTAGTTGATGCTAAATGTATTGGATCGGTAAGAGATACTGAAAATGAAAAACTATATTGGTTTATAACATCTACAACAGCTGACTGTATTGTAGAGTTTAATCAACTAACAAGAGAAATAAATCCTATTCTTGTTGATACACAAAATATTTTAAAGTTTACAAAAACAAACCTTATAACTGGCATAAACATATTAGAAGGCTTAATGTTTTGGACAGATAATTTAACTGAGCCTAAAAAAATAAATATATCTAAATTTAGAAAAGCTACAAACAATGTGTTTACACATACACAAATTAATGGTAGCAATTTTTTAGAAGAACATATAACATTAATTAAAAAATCACCTCTTGTTGCACCAACAATAGCAATGTCTAAATCTAAAAGAGGTGGTATAATAGAGAGCTCTACAAGCTTTAATTTTACTGTCGCTGGTGAACCAATGCTCACAACCACCGCTGCAATCCCTTTAACTTTTACCCCTGCACCTAATTTTAAGGTTGGAGATACTATAACGCTAAGCACTAGTGAAGACGACGCTAACTTTATTGATGAAATAGAAGTTAGAGTTAAAATAGTTGCTGTTGTATCTAATGATACATTTTCAGTAAAACTACAATCTGTTGCTGAAGCTACACCAACATCAGTAACCACATGGAAAGCAACTTTAGAGCTTGATGAGCCTTTGTTTGAATTTAAATTTCCTAGATTTGCTTATAGATATAAATATGAAGACGGGGAATACTCTTGTTATTCTCCTTTTTCAAAAATAGCATTTTTACCAGACGAATTTGATTATAGCCCTAAAAAAGGTTATAATTTAGGTATGAAAAACAATGTAAGAAGCTTAACTATTGAAAATTTTATACCAAGCGATATTCCTTATGATGTAAAAGAGGTTGATATACTTTATAAAGAGTCAAATAGTAATAATGTTTATACTGTTAAAACAGTGGATATTAATGATAATGAATGGATTAATAACGCTTTAGTTGTAGAGTCTGAAATAATATATGCTGCAATACCTGGCAATCAATTGCTTAGACCCTGGGATAACGTTCCATTAAAAGCAAAAGCTCAAGAGATTATAGGTAATAGAATAATATTTGGTAACTATACTCAAAACTACGATCTTATTGATTTTAATAATCAAGTTATTAAACCCAAGTTTGATGTAAATATACAGCAAGATACATCTAAAATTGTAGAAATTAAATCTCCATCTGAATCAATTAAATCTTTAAGAACATACCAACTAGGTGTTGTATATAAAGATAAGTATGGTAGAGAAACACCCGTGCTAACTGACGACTCTGGATCTAAAAAGTTACCAAAAAAAGCAGCTGACAACTACAATCAAATAAAAGTAAAACTTACAAACCCAACACATCCTGATTGGGCAACTCATTTTAAATACTTTGTTAAAGAAAGTTCTAATGAATACTATAACTTATCTATGGATAGATGGTATAATGCTGAAGATGATAATGTTTGGTTAAGTTTTCCATCAAGTGAAAGAAATAAAGTACAAGAAGACAGGTTTATTATATTAAAAAAGAGACATGACTCTGATTTTTTTGTACAGCAAGAAGCTAAATATAAAGTTATAGCTATATCAAATGAAGCGCCAGATTTCTTAAAAGAAACTAAAAAAAGCAAAGGTACTATGACTACCAACTTTTTAACAACTGGTTTTCCACAAAAAGATTTTAAGTTTGTAGACATTGATCACGTAGAGTTTGAATCAGAAACTTTTGGTGTTGGAGAAGGTACAAATCCTGAAATAATATCTCAATCAGATTTATTTATAAGGTTTAAGGCTGGATCAAACACTTCTAAATATTATGAAGTAGTTAATTTTGCAAAAGTATCTGGTCCTGAAAGATACAGGATAACAATAGAAGGAGCGTTTAAAGAAGATGTATCATTTGCTGGAACGTTTGCTAGCCCAGCATCTGGTTTACAGATAGAAATAGCACAAAAAATTATAGAACGTAAACCTGAGTTTACAGGTAGGTTTTTTGTTAAAATATATAAAGATCAAGCTCTTACCGAAAATATATTAACAGATAAGCAGCAGCAAACGAGCTTTAGTATAATAGCTAAAACTACAGTTTTTAGAATAAAAGCTTCTCCAAATAATAGATCTTTTTGGAGAAACAGGGACAAAGGTAATGGTGACATTGGAGCTGACTGGTTTATAGATAATAACAATGGGTATGCGCATCACGCTCACGGAGGAGGAACTTTAGATCCAACTTCTAGAGTAGAAGGAAAAATTGTTGGTGCAAGGTCAAGTGGATATGGAGTTGTGTCTGGTAAAAAAACAATATCAATATCTTATCATTGGTTTGGTGGAACTAGAGGTAAAGGTGTTTGGGACAGTTATTGGAAAGGTTTTCCTAAAAGTACTACAGATGCTACGCTACAATGGGTGGACATGGTTAACGCTATGGAAACAGATGGGTCAAAATTTAGATTTAGTGCTGATCCAGATGCAACTGTGTATGAAATAAAAAAGCATCTTAGAACACATATTAATGCTTATGATGCAAGGGGAACAACAGGTAAATGGGGAAGTATGAGAGTTGTAAGGTTTACTTTAGCTTTAGATAAACCTGTAAAATGGTCACCTGAAACTCAAATTACTGGAATAGACAGTAAAGCCAACGCTACTGGTATAGAGTTTTTATCTCCATACCAAGAAAATGCTGAGTTTACATCAGATAATCCTGCTATATGGGAAACAGAACCTTTAGAAGATATAGGTTTAGATTTATATTATGAAGCAAGTCCAGCATATCCTATAGCTGATCACAATGTAGAAAAAACTTTACCTTGGTCTAACTGTTTTAGCTTTGGCAATGGTGTTGAATCTAATAGAATAAGAGA